AACGGAATATCACGATGTTCCTACCGTTTTACCATCGGAGATTACGCGACGTTCAATGACGTCGCCTACGCCACAGGAAACTACGGAGTCAGTTCCATCGGCGAGTATTCCACATGGAACGACGATTCGTATCTGGAAGGACTCGCCGCCCCGGTGACTATCGGCGACTATTGGCGGTGGAATTCCTCGGTCGAGCGATACGTCACGATCAAGACGGAGTGGGGTGATTCCTATATCGAATCTGTCGCCGCCGCGATTGACACAATCCACGGTCTTACGAACGCCAAAAACCTGCCCTATGATTCACAGGGGAGATTAAAAACGGCCAACTTCCCCACGGCGTCGCTTTGCGGGGATAACTCCTTCACTTTTTCGTTGGCCGTGGAAGCAAGGGAAGGAGCAGTTGTGGAGGACGAGAGCAGCGAATCCGACGATACCGAAAGCGACTATCCCGACCGTGTTCTGCGAACGACCACGCACACGCAGGCCGTGATCGGGACGCAATGGCTTTTGACTCCGACCATAGAGCAGAACGACCCCGACGCTGATCCGACAATTACACTGCATTCGGAAAACGAGGCCGTCCAGGAAATGTCGGTGTCCGGCGAATCGAATTATGTGAGCGAAGGTCCGGTTCGCTTTTATGCCGTGTCCGAGGCGACGGAACAGTCCCCCGCGAAAACGGTCTATACCGAAACTCTGACCTCCGAAGAAACGCAGGAGGCAAGCTACGAAACCGAAACGCTGATCGACGCCGAAGGCAGTCTGCGGGAGGAAATGACGACGGCGATTGATGATGTTCTTTCGCTGGACAAAGATGCGGAGATTTTCAGCACACAGGATCACGCCACGCCGGAATACGTTCGCAATGCGAACTGTTGGGCGGCGGGGTACGATCTGACGTGCATTTCGCCGTGGAACTCCGACTTGGCAAACAAAAAGGCAGGCATACTTGTAAGTTCCCGGCACCCGGTATTTGCCAACCATTTTTATCCCGCAAACGGTTCAACAATGCGATTCATTAAGGCGGACGGTACGGTGGTTACGCGGACGCTACTTGAATCCCGGCGGATCGGATCGACGGATATTCGCATCGGCGTGTTCGATTCCGACGTGCCGGAGGGGATCGGCTTTGCGAAGGTGCTGCCCGCCGGCTGGTCGGATTACATTCCCGCGAAGGACGCGGTTCAGGCCTACGTCGGCGAAAACATTCCTTTGCTGGTTTTGGATCAGGAAGAAAAAGCACTGGTCCACGATATCGCGCACATCGGCATGGTCCTGCCCGGCGGTCCGATTTGCGTCAAGACCAAGCCGCCGTTGTATTCCGCGCAGATTCGACAGTCGTTTTACGAGTCGATCATCGTCGGCGACAGCGGCGATCCAATGTTTTTTGCCATGGAAGGCGAATTGGTTTTGGCGGCGTGTCTCGAAGCCGTGATGGGTTCGGAAGCCTACGGACCGTTCGTCTCGGAATATATCACCGAGATCAACGCGATGATGGCGACGCTGGATTCGGCGCATGGTTTCACGCCGGACAAGACACTGACGGAAATTACTATTTCGGGTTACAACACCTATTGAGGTTTTGCGATGAGTACATTGGCATCCTATAACGAGACCGGACTCAACGTCGTGGGAGTGATCCGCAATTCCGCGATGGAGTTCGCCAACACGGACTCCGAAGCGATGGAATCCTACAATGCCGCGAACATTGCGAACTAAGGGATCGAGGCGACGGAGATCGGCGCGACGGGCGAGTATTACATCACGCTTCCTGCGTGGCTGGTTGCTGGGTTGTATTCCGTGCAATTCACCGTTCGGGCTGGGGAAGGCCTCGCGGAAACCGATATGCCGAATCGGTTCGCGTGCCTGTCGATCTATTACGATGGGGTGAACGTGTTCCCCGATTGGTCAATAACCAAGCTCGCAATCAACGCCAGCGGACAGGTGGAAGCGAGCAATACGGATGCTGTGATTACTGCGAATGCTTCCATTGCTGCGATAAAATCAAAGACAGATACAATCGGTGGTTTATCAATTACATGGTCAAGTAATGTTGACATGAACGGGACAATGACTCTTGTGCAAAACGATGATTATCCTGCTGGATACGGAATTGTATGCACGGCTACAGGATATAGCGGTCCTTCGCTAACTGGCGGAACTTCAAAACTTTATATACAGCCTAAAGGTGAATTTGTTATTGGTGGGTACTCTGCTGATTTGGAAATTACCGGAACGGTTTCCCAGAATGGTACAACTGTAACGTGTACTTTTGTTTTAACCGCAGCACAAACAAATACTCTTTCTGGTTCTGTGAGTGGAACTGTAACGCATTACTATAAGTGCGTAGGAATAACAAGCGCTGGATCGTATCGCAAAACGCTGTCGGCTGGTGATGCGGAAGTGCTAAGAAACATTCCAAGTGCAACATAGAAGAAGGTAATCATGGTATCTAAAAGTCGTGACGAGTTGCCAGTGCTTGAAATCGAATGTCGTGAACATCGGAATCGTCTTGAGCACCGCGCTAAATGGCTTATCGGAATTCTTGTAATCGTACTTGTTGGAATTTTTTCCAGTATTGGCGTATCCATGAAAACGCTTGGAAAAACAGAAATTATCGAGAAGATTCTCGTACAGCAATATAGACCGAGTGACCCTGTTAAGGACAAGTCAACCGAAGCGCCACAGGAAGATAACTGTGGGATAGCGAGAAAGGAATAAGGAAATGAAAAAAGTATTATTGATTGTGACTGGAATGATGTTCTTGGCTGGCTGCAACGCGCAGGAATCTGCAACGCTTCTCACGGGGGACACGATTCATACCTCTACCGGGAAAATACGAACTGCCGTTAATGCTTATGACAAATCAGTCACGGAAGGAATTGCGCGACTGAAAGAGAGTATCCGACAGGCTGCAATTCAGGAATTTGGCGATGGTGTTACCACAATGCCAGCATCACAAGATACGCCAGAACAAAAGACGGCAAGCCTTATGGAACGCATCGACGTGATTATGCAGGACGAACACACGCGAACTCGTAATTATGAAATGGTCATGGAAGAACTGGATTACATCGACTACGTAGCAACTGAATTGCAAAAACTCACCGTGTATACAGCCTCTGTTAATGCACAAACAAAGGCATGGATGATGGCGCAACTTCGCGCGAACGAAGCAAACAAGAAAGGAAGTGAATAATGAGCAACGCATTTGATAACATTCCGACGAAACCACTTTTGGAGCCTCTCGACTTTACAAAGACCAGAGGAAGTGACCTTGACGAAGCACGTGCCAACGCGGTACAACAGGGCTACGTTGAGGCTGATATTCGCAAGGCACTTTTGGAATTAGCTACGCTTGTATTGAGCAAAATTCCTTTTTAGGAGCATACCATGTGGGAAATGTTGAAACCATTGATTGAAAAGGCTACTCTTGGAACGATTACGCGCGGTATCTTGTGGGGGGTAGCGTTCATTACAGGATACTTTCAAGTCGAATCGCCTGGGAGCGAGACTGTAGACAAGCTAGCTGCTTGGGCAACTGCGATTGTAATGGCGATTATTGCTCTTGTGTGGTCAAAGTTTAAGGACGATAAGAACAAGAATATGGTTCCACCCGTTGCGCCGCATGATGGCGCGAAGTTGTAATGCCTAATAAAGCAAAACGATTGTGTTCATACCCAGGGTGTTACAAGATATGTGATGGAAGATATTGCGAAAAGCACGCTAATACTCCTGAAACAAAGTATCGTGATAATAGGGAGTCGGCTTCAAGGCGTGGGTATGATGGGAAATGGCGCAAGGCACGTGCTGCTTATCTTGTGAAGCATCCATTATGTGTAAAATGTGAAGAGGCAGGAAAGCTAGTGGCGGCAACGGTTGTCGATCATATTGTACCACATAAAGGCGATTATAAGTTATTTTGGGATTCGGAAAACTGGCAGCCACTATGTAAAGAATGCCATGATATTAAGACTGCTTCGGAAGATGGCGGCTTCGGGAACAAGGAAAGGAATTAGATATGGGAAAGCGCGGACCTAAAAATAAGCCTACAGAAATAAAACGGATTGAAGGAAATCCAGGGAAGCGAGCATTGAATGAGAACGAGCCGTCGTTTTCCGCTGGTGTTGATTGCCCAGAATGGCTTGACGATATGGCGCGTGATGAATGGAACAGGCTTGCGCCTGATTTGATTACGAATAAGCTGCTTGATGGCGGGAGCATTGCTGCATTTGCTACATATTGCCAAGCGTACAGCAGGCTACAAGCCGCAGAAAAGATCATAGCGAACGAAGGAATGTTTTACGTGAATAATGGACGAAATGGAAACCAGATTAAAGAACACCCCGCCGTCAAGGTTGCTTTGGAATGTAAGCAGTTTATTCGGCAAATGGCCCCTGAGTTTGGGTGTACACCGTCGAGCAGGAGCAGATTCAATTTGAGCATAGGCGGAGCTAAATCTAAGGCGCAAAGTGAAAGTGACGATCTCGACGGATTTATTAAAGGAACAGGATTTAAGGTGCATAGCGCTTGAATTTAACCAAAGAACAATCTGAGTGCTTGCGAGACATGGAAGCTAGAGCGAAAGCGGAAGGCTGGTCAAAATGGATTCGTACCGACCTTGACCGTCTTGCAATGGCTAATGGTTGTTGGTTTGATGTTGATGCAGGTGAGCGTGTTTGCTACTTTTTCAGTCGGTTTTTAAGGCACTCGAAAGGGCAATGGGCAGGAAAGCCTTTTGATTTAATTGATTGGCAGCGAGACGATATTATTATGCCGTTGTTCTCGTGGAAGCGACCAGGTGGGACTAGGCGCTTCCGAGAGGCATATATTGAAGTGCCCAAAAAGAATGGGAAGTCCAGCCTTTGCGCTGGACTTGTTTTGTATCTTCTTGTCGGAGACGATGAGCCTGGGGCAGAGGTATACGGCGCTGCTGCCGACCGCGACCAAGCAAGTATTATTTTCCACGAGTCCGCTTCCATGGTTGCGCAATCTCCTGCGCTTAGTAAGCAGTTGCGTGTTATACCGACAACCAAGAGTATTGTATTTGACAAGACCACAAGCCGATACAAGGCATTATCTGCCGACGTGCCGACGAAAGAAGGGCTGAATATCCATGGACTTGTGTTCGACGAACTGCACGCGCAGAAGTCAAGACAGCTTTGGGACACTCTTGAATATGGCGGCGCTGCGCGTAGGCAGCCGATCTTGATTGCGATTACAACCGCTGGGAAAGACCAAGAAGGAATTGGATGGGAACAACACGAGTACGCTACAGCCTCCTTGCGCGATCCTAGCTTTACGGATTGGGCTATGTTTGCCTATATCGCAGGAGCAGAAGAAGGAGATGATTTACATAGTCCTGAGACGTGGAGGCGTGCGAATCCAAGCTACGGAATAACGGTTGACTCTGAATCATTTCAGAGGGATCACGATAAGGCTATTAAATCTCCTGCGAAATGGAATTCATTCCTTCGGTATCGTCTGAATATCTGGACACAGGAGGGCGAAAACTGGATCGATATGGACGCATGGGACGAATGCAGGAATGAAATAGACGAGTCGCTTTTACTTGGCAGGAAATGTTACCTTGGGCTTGACCTTGCGTCTACTACGGATATGACGGCTGGATCGTTACTATTCCCGCCAAGCGAGAATGATCCATTATGGCGTGTAAAGGTTGAATATTGGTTGCCTGAAGAGTGCGGGCAAAAACGAGAACGATTGAATCGTGAACTGTACGAAAGATGGTCAGAAGGTGGGTTCCTTACGTTGACTCCTGGCGGGGTTACTGATTATGGATTTGTGCATTCGCAGGTTGATGAATGGGCAGATAAATACGACTTGCAAGGAATTGGGGTAGACCCATACAATGCTACGCAGTCTATCAATGAGTTGCAGGCAAAGGGGTATGTTGTCGTAAATGTTCGGCAGGGTATTGTCACATTAAACGAGCCTGCAAAACGTTTTGAAAAAATAATTCTTGGGAAACAGATTGCTCATGACGGAAATCCAATTCTCCGATGGAATATTGCGAATGCAATTGTTAAGATTGATCCAAAAGATAATATCTTACCACAAAAACCGAATTCGAGACAGAAAATTGACGGGCTTGCCGCTACGCTAAACGCTCTTTGTCTTGCGATTGGCGAAACGCAGCCGTCGAGTTCTTACGATGATTACGAAGAAACTGAGGTGGACCTTGTTTCGTGGTGATATAATTCAGGTTTTATTAACGTTCATTTGCGTTGCTGGCGTTGGTGTAGGCGTCGGAGTTGCTACGCATTGGGGAATAGGATTACTTGCATCGTGCTTTATGGTTTGGCTTGACATGTTCTTAACTTCGCATAACAGGTGATACTATGGGCGTAATTGGAAACTTCTTTGCTGGAGCAATAGGTTCGACCACTAACTTAAGCAATCCGGCGCAATGGCTGATTGATCTTTCAGGAGGGGAAAAGACAGTATCTGGCGAGCGCGTAACAGCACCTAAGAGTCTTTCTGTCGCTGCTATTTTCGCTTGTGTACGAAATCTTTCTGAGGATTGTGCAAAGCTGAAATTCATTACCTATAAACGAAATGATGATGAGAGTAGGGACCGCGCCGTAGACCACGAATTGTATTCGATTTTACGCGATGAGTTTAACGATGAAATGACTGCTATGGCAGGCAGGACCGCTGTTACAGCCTGCGCAATGTTATATGGTAATGGATACGCCGAGATTACCAGAAAGAACAACGGAAAAATTCTAGGGTTTATTCCATTACACCCTGTAAACGTGACCGCGAAACGAAAGAATGATACGAAAAAACTTTACTATGAAGTCAGGAAAGACGATGGAACAACCAGGGATGTTTTCCCAAGAGACATGATTGTGATAACTGGATTCGGATTCAATGGAATTATAGGCGAAATGATTTCATCCGTTGGTAAAGAATCCATTGGGCTTTGCATTGCTACGGACAAGTTTGCATCCTCATTTTTTGGGAATGGTGCAAATGTAAGCGGTATTCTGAAACACCCAGGAAGCCCGCGAGCGGAACAGCGGAAGATTATTAGGGATAGCGTATTCAAAAAGCATGAAGGCTCTGCGAACGCTAACAAGATTTTGCTTGTGTGGGATGGAATGGAATTCACACCGACGAGCGTAGACCCGCAAAAGGCGCAGGCTGTCGAAAGCAGGCAGTTTCAGGTTGAAGAGGTTTGTCGATGGTTTAGAATGCCGCCTCACAAGATATTTCACCTTGCCCGCGCGCAGGGCTGGAGCACGCTGGAACAGACGAATATGGATTACCTGATTGACACGCTCCAGCCTTGGCTTGAACGATGGGAGCAGGAGATACAAAGAAAGTGCCTTAAAGATACGCCTGAATATTACGTTGAGCACCTTCCAGAAAGCCTTTTGCGCATGGACGCGAAGACGAGGGCGGAAGTGAATCGAATCGAGGTATTTGCAGGGCGCAGAAGTATAAATGAATGGCGTCGGCAGGACAATGAGCCTGGGATTGGCCCAGAAGGTGATACATACTGGATTCAATCTTCAATGATTCCAGTTGAAAACGCGGCTATGGGTGTACCAAAGAGCGGAAAGCAGAATACGGAAAATGGCGGGCGTGACGCGCAATTTTCAACAAACGCTTATGCTGAAAAAGTGAAACTGGCGCAAATGCCCGCCTTTTCCGCCGCCTGTCAACGTGTTGTAAACTATGACAATAACCGATTAGCCGATTACTCCGCGCATCATACGCAGGAGCAGATTGATAAATGGCTTCCGAAGCACAAGGAATCTGTCTTGAATTATGGTGTCGAATCAATACTCCCGGTTTTAGAATCTATGGCGATGCTGATTGACGCCGACGCTGATTGCAACGCAATCGCAAGCGTTATGATGGCAAAGTATTGTCATGAAAGAATGGAATCGCCAACTATGGCGGCAGAATTAACTGATATTATCGCGGCGATGCCGAAGAAAGATTGTAAAAATGAACCTGATAAATTACCAGAGTAAGGCTTTTGCAGGCCGTCCGGTAGAGTTTGGCGATTGCGCAGCTCAGCATTTTGGTGTCTGGGCTGTAGAGCCGAAGTGGTTTTCACAGGCTGTCGAAGCGTACAAATCGGGAATTCTGGCGGCTAGCAAGCCGAAAGACGCACAAGAAGAGTTTGCCTATGCTTTGGACGAAGCAGGGCTAGCCCATATACAGATTAACGGGCAAATCACCAAGGGAAGAAGTTCATTCGGCGGCGCGTCCGCTGTAATGACTAGAATCGCCCTGAGACAGGCCCGCGCCGATGATGGGGTGAAAGCCGTCATGCTCCATATTGATTCGCCTGGAGGCTCCGTAAGCGGTATTTACGCCCTTGCAAAGGAAATTCGGGATACCGACGCGGTTAAGCCTGTATTTACCCACGCTGAGGACAATATGGATTCTGCCGCACTATGGCTTGGGGTTCAGGCCCGGCACGTAACAGCCAGTCCGATGACGGAAGCAGGTTCTATAGGTGTATATGCCGTGCTTTATGATGAATCAAAAAGAGCGGAAATGCAAGGAGTAAAGGTCCATGTGATTTCTACAGGCGGCGTCAAGGGTGCGGCGATCCCTGGGACAGAAATTACTGACGAGCAGCTTTCCATATTCCAGAAAAGCGTCGATGAAGTGGCTGAGTTTTTCATTGATGCCGTATCTGCCGGGAGGAAAATGCAGGCGGAATCGGTTCGGAAATTAGCTACTGGCGAAGTATGGAAGGCGTCCGAGGCCCGGAAACTTGGTTTGATCGACGCCGTAATGAGCGATGACGAGGCGGTTGCGTATGCTAGGAATGAGATACGAAAGATTGATTCAGACAGGCGGATGATCCTTTCCGCGCGTGCGAATGCTGTTTCTGCTAAAATGAGGCAAGGAATATAATTACTAAATTCCACAAAAATAGTATTGATACTAAAAATATTTATTGTACAATCTAATCGACAATTAGGAAGCCTACGTAATCAGAAACATACGGCCTGCCGGAAATGATCTGATTACAAAGACAGTGATTAACGCAACGGCCCGCCGGGCGCATATCACTAGCGAGTAAGTAACACTAACACTCTCGCCTGTGGTACGCGCCTTTTTTCATGTCTATACCATGATCCGGCTTCCATGGCCTGTACCATTCGGCGCAGACTATGGAGCAAAAAAATGGACTCTATTGCAAAACTGCAAGCCCGGTTGACTGAAATCGGAAAGCAGACCGACGAGAAGGCCAAGGCGCTGGCTAAAGAAGACATTAGCGCCGAACAAGCTGGTGTGATTACCAGCGAAATCGAAGCATTGAACGCGGAATTCCAGGCAGGTAAAACCAAGCTGGAAACACTCCGCAAGGCGCAGGCTAATTCGGAATGGCTGGAACAGCCTCAGAATTCCATTGCACGCGAAACCCCGAAGACTGAGGTTGCCCGCGCGGAAACCACGAGAATCGAATTCCCGCAGACATACCGAACGATGGAATGTTTCAAGGGCGACAAAGGCCAGGAAACTGCCTATCGTTTTGGTACTAGCCTTGCTGCTATGATGGGCATGGGCTGGGCGAAAAAGCGAGTTAGCTCGCTTGGCTTGGACTACATGGCAACCGTGAATGAGGGTGTCAATTCCGCTGGCGGCGTCTTTGTCCTGCCGGAATTTTCTTCCGCCATTATTCGATTGGTGGAAGATTACGGAGTTGCCCGTCGAAACTGCGAAATCGTTCCGATGTCCTCTGATACGAAAACCCAGCCTCGTCGAGTTGGTGGCGTGACGATTTACGCCATGGGCGAAGAGGACTCGTTTACCGAAAGCACTCCTTCTTGGGACAACGTGACCCTCGTTGCTAAGAAGTGGGGCGCGATGGTCAAGAGAACGAATGATGTTGCGGAAGACGCCGTAATCGACTTCGCAGACGCTATCGGCACAGAGATTGCCCTTGCCTACGCTACGCAGGAAGATACCTGTTGCTTCAACGGTGATGGAACGAGCACGTATCATGGCATGTACGGCATCCGCGCGAAGATGCTGGCGACTCATGGCGTTGTTGCAACGTCAGGTCAGGCTCTTGGCGCCGGTAACACTCTTGCGGAAATTACGCTCGCCAACTACAACACGGTTGTAGGATTGGTTCCGCGTTTTGCTGGTATCCTCGAGAAGTGGTACACGAGCAAATGGGTATATGCAAATTCGATGCAGCGCCTTGCTTATGCCGCTGGTGGCGTGACGGCGAATGAAATCCTCAACGGAGTTTCGACGCCTACCTTCCTTGGGTATCCCGTCGAAATCGTTCCGGGGAGTATCTTCCCGACCAGCGACAACAACTCCCAAATTCTCGCCTTGTTTGGCGATCTTTCCATGGCGGTCATGTTCGGTGATCGTCGGCAACTTACGATCCAAGCGAAAGAAGTTGACGACGATGGCTTGTATGACCGTATCAGTTTCCTTGGGCGCGAACGATTTGACATTGTCGCGCATGAAGTCGGGACCACGACTGCGGCTGGCCCGATTGTCAGCTTGATTTCTGCCGCTTCCTAATAATGAAAGGAGTTGAAGCTATGCTTCCTAATGCTAAACAAGTGATTGCGATTAACCAGGCGAGCACGACGAACGCTGCAACCGCCAGCGGGAATATTGATACGCTTGGATATTCATTCGCAACGATTGACGTGATTGCTACCACATCGAATAATACGACGAACAACCCGTCAGTATTGAAGATTGCTGAATGTGACACTACGGTTGCGACTAGTTTTGCTGACATTACCGAGTTTGTCGGCGATGGCACTGGCGGATTTACGATTCCTGCCTCTGTAACAGCCGGAGACTGGGGTGTCAAGTTTAACGTGGACCTGCGTGGTCGTAAACGATACCTGAAAGTCAGCGTATCTCCACTTACTACGCAGACAATCACGTGTATTGCAAACCTGTTTCGTGCTTCGGAATTGCCGACTAGCACGACAACGGCGAACGTGCAAGCCTTGGTAGAAGGCTAAAGAGGCTTTTCCTTTCTCCCGCTCGGATACCGACAGGTTCCGGGCGGGAGGATGGAACGCTTTTAATAATGAGAGAAGGAGAAAAGGAAATGTTAAAACTGAATATAGGTTCTGGCGCAACGGAAATTCCAGGATACACAAATATCGACAGGAAGAATGGGCAAGAAGCTGCACCACTAAGCTATGAGAATGAATCCGTAGATGAGATTCGTGCTTCTCATATCCTTGAACACTTTTCACATACAAACACATTGCATGTATTGAAAGAATGGGCAAGGGTATTGAAAATTGGCGGCGTTATGAAAATAGCCGTGCCTGATTTTGACAAGATTGTTGACGCCTACAAGATTGGCGATGATCTTCCCATTGAAGGCTATTTGATGGGTGGACATGAGGATGATAACGACAGGCATTATGCAATCTTCAACCGTCAAAAACTATTCGATATGATGACTTCCGTAGGATTTGAGAATATCCATGAATGGAAATCCGAAGTCAATGACTGTGCCTCATTGTCGATAAGCCTGAATTTGCAAGGAACAAAAGGAATTGCTCCTATTGAGAAAAAGCAATTTAAGGTTGTGGCCGCGATGAGCGTTCCAAGGCTCGGATTCATGGACAACTTCGGCTGTGCGTTTTCTGGCCTGCACCCGCTTGGAATCGAGATATTAAAGCATACTGGCGCGTTTTGGGGTCAGTGTCTTGAACGATGTATGACGCAGATTGTCGATGCTGGTGCTGACGCAATTCTTACTCTTGATTACGATTCGATCTTTACGAAGCAAGACGTATCCGAATTGATACGATTGTTTAACGAACATCCTGAGATTGACGCTTTAGCCGCGATGCAATCAAACAGGATTAGATCGTTGCCGATGTTCACCGTCCATAAAGACGGGGTAGTGCAAAACAACGTTCCAATGGAAGATATTCAGGCTGATGTAATGAAGGTTGCAACGGCGCACTTTGGATTAACACTGATTCGTGTCTCGGCGTTAAACGATATTAAACACCCGTGGTTCCATGGACAACCGAATAAGGACGGGCTATGGGATGACGGGCGAATGGATGATGATATATCATTTTGGTTTAAGTGGAGCCAGGCAGGAAAGACACTGTACCAAGCAAATCATGTATTGGCTGGACACGCTGAATTGATGATTAAATGGCCTGGACAAGACTTGAATGCGATCTATCAACATCCTTCGGAATTTTACAAGACTGGAAAACCAGCGGAGGCATGGAAATGAAAGTACAAATTGAAAAACAATGGCGATTTTACGAGCCTGGGCAATTTGCCGACGTTGACCCAGCGATAGCGGACATCCTGATACGTCGCGGGTTTGCGAAAGAAGCACAAAAAGATGTGCCGTGGAAAGAGTATAAGAAAAAGAAGGCATAGCCATGATTGACGGACTTGTATTAACAACTGCGCCGACAGTCGAGCCTGTAAGCCTTGCGGAAGCTAAACTGCATTTGCGTGTTACGACAGGCGACGACGATCAAGCGATTGCGTCTATGATTAAGGCAGCGCGTCAGTTGGTCGAGCAAATTGTTGACAAGGTGTTCCTAGAGCAAGTCTGGACGCTTACCCTGAATGAATTTCCATCGGAAGAATATATTGAATTGCCTGTAAGCCCGCTTCTTTCGATTACGTCAATTACGTACACAAATACAAGTGGGACTACAGGACAATCATTTTCGAGCAGTTACTATTTGACCGATACGACAAGGCTCCCAGGACGCGCAGTATTGAAATACTCCTATAGCTGGCCTGATACGTACGACCAAGACAACGTAATTGCTATTGTTTTTAAGGCTGGATACGGAACTGCTGCTACAAGTGTACCTGAATGTATAAAGACAGCAATCCTGTACACGCTTGAATTGATGTACAACGGGCAGGCGATTGATGATGCTGCAAGGCAAACGATAGGTGCTATCGCAGGACCAGAGCGAATGTGGAGATTTGAATAGTGCGGAACATGCGAGAGACAAGGCGATTCCGGCATAAGGTAGACATTTATCAAGCTACCGAATCCGCTGGTGCTACTGGCGGGGTTGAAGTCGCGTGGTCTTTATGGCGTACCGCGTGGACAATGATTGAGCCGATTTCAGGCCGCGAGGCTTTGGAGTCTGATAGATTGCAGGCGACGAGCCAAGTAAGAATCAGAATGCGATACACGCCAGGCTTGACGATCAAACATCGTGTGTATTTTGGTGATCGAATTTATGAGATAAACTCGGTTTCCAATGTGCTTGAACGAAATGAAGAGTACGAATTGCTTTGCACAGAAGGCGTATCGGTGTAATGGAACAAGTAATATCCATGCAGATTTTTGGCGCAAAGGAAGTGTCGGATTCTCTTAAGAAATTCGGCACTCGCGTTACGCACAAAATTACAAGAAAGAGCCTGCGAAAAGGCGGGCAAATTCTGTATGGCCGGATTCTGTCTGAAACGCCAGTTGATACCGGATTGATGAAAAGCCTTTTGGCGATGAAAGTAAAAAAGGCTAAGCGATCAAAGTTTCCATACATCGCTATCGAATTCAAAAACTCACAAATGATGAAGCGAACAACTTCTACTGGATTGCGAAGAAAAACAAAGAATGGCGTAACGAAAATGGCGAAGGGTGCGTACTGGTATCCCGCAGCCGTGCATTATGGCCACGATAATGTTGCACCTAATCCATGGATGACCAGAGCGACGGAGTCTGCATTCAGTCTTGTGACAAATACGGTTATGGATTCCATGAAACAGGAAGTTGAGAAAGAAGCGAAAAGACAAGGAAACGCCGATAGAAGGTATATGAAACAGGTGTCTGTATGAGCATTGAAAGCGACCTACAGGATAAGATTCTTGCCATATCTGGCATGAGTGATTACGTAAGTACGAATCGCGTGTACCCTGTTTTCGCACCTGAAACAGCCACGCAGTACATCGTATATCGCAGGATCAATACCGACTATATTTATAACTGTGGGTTTAGAGATTCGCTTCTTAAAGCAACTTTCCGCGTTACGTGCTGGACTGCGAATCACGATGATGTTGTTGCTATGGCAAACGTTTTGCGTGACGGCATGGACGCTCTTCATATCGGCGCAAAAGGCGGCACGAGCTGGGGAACCGTAACAGTACACGGCGCGTTTTTGGCGAATGAAACCGATGAGTTTACGCCTTCGGTTGAAATAATTGAATATAGGCTTCACGGCAGGAGCCTTGATTACGAAATCCACTACGAACAGGACATCCCTAATTAGGAGCAAATACTATGGCTGCAACACTTGGACATGGATTGACGATTACCGCTACGTCTGTAACGGCTATCACTGGAATCAGGAGCATTTCAGGCGGCGATATGACGCGAAGCTCGCACGATGTGAGTACCGTAGCGTCAACGGACAAGTATATGGAGTTTTTGGCGGGAATGATTGACCCAGGAGAGCTTACGTTTGAATGCGTCTATGATACTGCGAATTACACCAAACTTGTAGGCGCGATCGACAGCGTGGCTGAAACATGGACGCTCACGCTTGCGGATACTCATACTTGGGCTTGTACTGGATTCCTGACTGGCGTTAGCCTTCCATCTGCTGACGCCGACGGAGCAGTGACTAATAGTTTTTCGATTAAGTTTTCTGGAAAGCCTATCTACACGTAATCGGAGATTGTTATGGATAATGATATGGTACGAGTACGCATTGTCCGCTCATTCAAATATCCTGAATGGGCGGCTGGCGAAAAAGACGAAGTGAAAG